GTGTCGGTGCGCTCACAAAAAAACGCCCACCCTTGCTTAAATTGCATCTACGACAGCTTGCAACCAGATTGTCATCGCTATCGAGCCCACCTAACCTTCTTGGAATGATGTGATCCACAGTTGTAGCTTCTTGATTGCAGTATTGGCAGATAAATTGATCCCGTCTTAATATCCTCCTACGAATAGCACGCCATCTATGTGTTGATCCAGTAGATCGTAAAGCTGACTTACTCATTTAATACCAACCCTTTTTCTTATGATGTGCGAGTGCATTGCAAGGATTATCATACCTGTGCTTAATGTAAGCCAATCCTTTGTCAATCTGTTTAATCGGATTTTTTTCTGTAAGACCTAAGATTTGAGGAATGCCAAATGCACTTGACTTAGGATTTTTTGCTTTGTAATTCCATCTTGATTCTTTATACCAAAGTTCATCTACACAATAGAAATCATCAAATGAATAATCAAGCTGATGAAATGTATATTGCTTTAACTTAGGTATTGACCAAGAAGCGGAATGTGCTTTTTCAAAGCCTGAAATGTTGGCTAAACATAGAGCGATCCCAATTAGCGAGCACCTTGCGAGCCATCCCCTTCGGGGCTCGCCTTTTGGCTTTGAGAGCCAATGCTCATTAAAGCGTATCATACTCAACCAAATTAAACGGCGTGTCTGCGTAAATTTCATATACTCATCCAACCTTCGTATTCAGCATCAGGATTATCAATTAACCATTGTGCACGCAATTGATTCTGGTAAGCCCAATCTATTTGATGCGTTAGTTCATCATGAGAATCGCACATGTGTGACACTCCTTGTCAGCAAACATCCATGAGCCGCACTTATTGCAGCGCATTACAGGTTCTTGGGTATCGATCTGCTCAGCCATGTTTTTTGTGCCAATTGCACAACATTTAAGGCATTGAAATACCCGAAAACCTTCAGTTTCAGGATAACCATCAAGCCATATGAAATCGGTGTTGGCTGAACAGAAGTTGCATCTAAAACTAACCATCTTTGCCAGCCCATCCAGTTCCCTTAAATATGCTTGGCACAGCTGTAAAGACACGCCTCAAAGGTGCGTAACATACTTGACAATGAGGGATTTTATGATCCATTGGTAAATCCAATACAATCAGCAACCCCTCACCATCGCACATGTAATCGTAATTAGGCATGATAAGGAATTCGGTTTATGGAATGGCAGGAATAGCACCGAAGCAGATCGCCCTCACGAAGTAATCTGTCATCGTTGCACATGTCGCAAAACTGAGTTGATGGCTCGACTTTAACTCCGTCATCCGTAAAAGTCGCAGTTAGACCCGAGCCGTCAATAATAAATAATTCACCCATTTATTCACCTCCCTCAAAATACCATTTTCCATTAGCTGTAAGTTTTGCCCATTGCGCAGGACATTGTTCATTTTTCGGTTTTCCGCAATTGCACACATATCCATAATATGGCTTTCCACCTTTGCTTATACCTTGCAATAGTTTCATTTTGCCATTTTCGCAAGGCATTGGTTGAGGTTCAGACTTTGGCAAATTATCTACAACCTCACCGACTGACCAGACCTGTGGTGTTGCATCGACTTTCTCAGCTGCAAAACTATCTCTTAAAATGTTTTCAATTTGTGCAGATTTAGATCCGGGTTTTCCATACATTGTTTGGCGAGCCTCCAACTTGTCCTTAAATGATGGTTTTGTATCAACCTTTTTCATATCATCTTTGGTTGCAGTTTTGTCAGAGCCTTTTAGTAAGATTATTGCCCTACCCAATGCGCTGGTGGCAGTATCCTCAACATAAAACTTTTTCATGTTAGGAATGTAAGTTTCCCTCGATCCAAAAGCAATGTTGCTAACAGCTGGTGCTGTATCTTTAGCATCTCGCCATAAAGTTGCCTGAACCAAGATATAACCCTTTTCAGGATCTGCACTTATGACTGAAATGTCAGATCTACCCATTGGATAATTGGCAATGAACCATTTGTTCAAAGTTGCCACATCCTCATAATCCTCAAGATTAAATGCCATCTACCCACACTCCATCCTCATCCTGCATTGCCTCAGTTACCATTTTTGCAATTGCAATATATCCAAGTGCATCTTTGTAATTGTCATCGACTCTTGGATCTTCAGCTTGTCGGCTTATTTTGACCAAACACATAAGAATTGCAACCTCATTTGGTTGTATTGGATAACCAAGATAAGCCGACCACAGTTCGGCAATGCGTTTATGGTTTCCAATTGGATGCCCATATTGTGAGCCTCTTGAGTGCAGTATTTGTATAACTTCATTGAAAACTTGCTCAGTTTTTGTCATAGTCAAATACCTCATCTGACTTGACTTTGTTGTCAATCATTCTGCGATGAAAATTCCATCCATCACGCCTACCGATCCAGTAGTAGCGTGCTTTGGCTTGTTCGTGTATGCCCAAATAAACCCACACTAATACCAGACAAGCTAGTCCAGCATAAATGGCTGCGTATCCTAAGTCGATCGTTATCATGTCGCTCCCTTACATATCCACAGGCGGTCTGTGAATACATAAAGTATGACCTAAATCAAGGACGCTTGGTTAATTTCTTTCGGAGTGTTTGATAACGATTAGATAACGCCAATATCCTCAAGATCATCGATATGGTCATCAATCGTGCGGTCGATATAGTCTGTTTCAAGCCCCATAACTCTTTCCACATGCAGTAAAACTGCCATCTTTATTGATTGGAATCATTTGCACGCTCATATTCTTGCCATCCCACTCCATCAAAACTATGCCCATTTGCCAGTTCGCAAGTCCTTTTATGTAACTTGCTTTTGCCCTGTTCATGAGATTACCAGATTCTATGCCATATAGGGGTCTGTAAGCCCCATACAGCCCCTCAGAGTAGGCTGACATACCTAACCTATGGGTATGCCCACAAACCACGCTCTTTCCTGCCTTTTTGGCAAGATTCAGGGCAGTCTGTCCAGCATTGGGATTCATGTTACTTTCATCCCCATGAGCTAAGATCCAGCCCTTTTCAAATTCGTAAAAGGTTTTATGAAAAGTAATGCCTAAAGATTCAAAATCCATAAACTTTGGATATTGCAATTCAGGTAGGGCTATCAAGCCCGGGACTTTTAATAAAGTGTTATATAGGCGATCAGTATGATTGCTGCGGATACTGTGAGCTTCTCGGCTGTGCTCTGTGAGATTCCAAAGAATCTCTTGAGTAATTGTGCGGTCATCATCCAAAGTTTGCTGATAAGCCAAAGGTGTTTTTTCACTCCAACGGCTAATAGTCTGAAAATCAATTTCATCTCCAACTACCAATACACAATCAAATTTTTCTTTCCTTGCTAATTTAATGACATTCTTTACAGCTGTTTCATGATGGTATGGAATTTGCAGATCACTAATCACCAAGTAACGCTTAATCGTCATCCTCATCGTCAGTTGGATCTATGGATGGGATTATCCCACCATCGCCCACAATCCAATCAGGGAATGTCCGTGATTCAGTCATCAGCCAAAAAGAATGCTCAGGTGTGAATCCTGCTTTTCTAGCTGCTTTGTAGCATTCTCTCAAAGCAATGTAATGCTGATCGAGTTTTGTTAATGGTTCTGGAGTTTGGCGAACTCTCCGCCTATTGACCTTAGTGTGTTGTTTCCGTTTGCGTGTGTTCGCCATGACAAAAATTATCGCTGACTAATTAAGACAAACAGATCATCAACACGCTCTTGCAGTTGCAAAGTTTGAGTTTCTAATCTTGAAACTTGGTCTTTTAGGCTGCTGCCTGCGTTCGGTTTAAGCTCTTGTAAGTAAGATTTAATAACCCAGCGTAGAGCCAGCAAGCCAGTTGCGCCTAGTGTGCTTAAACCAACGGCTAAGCCCACCCATTCGTTTGCGGTCATTTCGCATTGATTCCGTAATCAGCCTCTTTGCCGGATTTTGGATCAAGTGCTTTGGCAAGTGGCGCAACGATCGCTCCTAGCAAGGTGGCATAAGCAGGATGGATGTCTGCAACAATGGCAAGAGCAACAGTAATTCCTGATGCAGCCACAGCTCTTAAATATGACTTAATTGCAGCTTTGTGTTTATTAGATAGTTTCATGCTTTGCCTCCTAGTAGTGGGATGTGAAAAAAGTCTGAGTTTTTATCTTGATCTTTCTTGAAACTGACATGGATGTGATGATTGTGCGGATTTCCTTTATATGTCCGGTAACGCCATCCAAAAATCGGTGAGGCAATTTTGCCTTGATGGATTACATAACTGATGCGACCATTGGTTTTCCCATATGATCGAATTTGATCTGCCAAATATGCTGAAAGCCCTTTGTCGTCAGAAAGCCGAGCGTCAATATCGATTGCTCTAACGACAAAATTGGCGTTTGGGTCTGGGTTGTGATCGCTTTTTCTTGCGCTATGTCTAGCATCACCAATCCACCCATCAGATTTACGCAAACGCTTTGGGAAGGAATCATCGATCTGTTCACGCATTTGCACAGCTGCTTTAGATAACCAAGGCTTCATGAAACAATTTTGAGGGATTGTGCTAAGACAACAGCAACTTTGCTTCGTCAGCAGTAATGCCCAAACGCTCCAATAATGCAGCCTTAGCCTGTGCCTTTGCTTCGGCTTCGGCTTCTATTGCTTTTACTTCGGCCTGCATTTTTGCTCTGTCAGTTAAAAAGTCCTCTAATTCTTGACCTTCTAATTCACGCTGTCCATTCTTATTACTTACTATTATTTTTTCAGTTTGCATATCCATACACCTTCACATTTCCTGTCATATTTCCTGCGGTTGGTATTAAAGTAAAGCCTGTGTAAGAAGTATTAACGGACAACATTCCCCCGCCGTGATTTTGATAAGAATTTGTGCTTTGATTTGAAGCAACCCTAGAATTGTAAGCTGTTCTAGCAGACAAATATGGACTTCTTATAATCATTTCAATATAACCATTAACGAAGTTAGCACCATCGCCATTCATCAAATACCAAGAACTGATTAAACCATTACTGTAATTGCCAGCAGGGGCAGAGCTGCTTGAACTATTTTCTACTACTGACCAACCATAATTATTAGAACTGTTGTCAGAACTACTTACCCGCATACGCATTGAAACATAAAGATTTGTGGACATAGCAGTTGGTGTAATTAAAATTAAATAATTATCATAGGTTGCAGAAAATACATCATCAACATTGTGTGCAGATGATGCTGAAAATGATGTGGCTGATATTAAAGTCAAAGCACCGCTAGAAGGTGCAGCCCACTTGACGCCAAGACTTTGTGTCGAGTCTGCCACTAAAACATGTCCATTTGTGCCAACTGGGATTCTTGCATCAGCTGTATCAAATCCAAATAAATCACCTTTTGTTGTTAATGGTGTTTGATCTGCGGTTGTTGCCCACTCTGGAGCAGTCGCACCAGAATTTACTCGCAATACTTGACCAGCAGTTCCTAAAGGCAATCTAGTTTTAACATTTGCAGAACTTGATCGATAAGCAATGTCACCTAGTGTTGTTTCTGGATTTAGGTTTTTTGTTGTTGTGTCAATAGATGAGCCGAGCGTGCGAATTGCAGCTGCGCCATCTTTAACCAAATCGGTATCGTCTGGAGTTGTCCAGCCGTAGTTAGTAGTGGTTGCCATTATTCTCCTATTATCAGGATACGATTGTAGCGTATTCCCATGTTAAAGTCGGG